TGGCACTCAATCAATTTTTGAGAGAGCATCACGCGGAGCGAAGCAACCCTTTGGTCGCTCCGCTGGATTCTATTAAGAATCCTTCGTCATTCACATCGAATGACACCTTACGCTTGCCTGGGTGGGTTTCACACAGGTATGGGTCACGGGCTTCCAAATTTTGGAAGGACGTAACTCTCAAGCAGCGGTCTGCCCCCGTATTCATTAAGCATATGCATAATGAATGCGCTTGGTGGCTTTCCGTATTCCGCAGGGAGTATCCCCTATTTGCCCAACACGATTGCGTTGGCCAAAAGCGAGTCACGCACCAATTTTTTGATGCGTGGTCCTCGATGGGGCTACTTGCCGGTGGCAATTTTGATTATACCGTCAAAGGGCGGCACAATCAAGTGCATGAAATTATTTCATGGATTTCCAGAATAGTCTGGAAGATTGTCACTGACTGCGAAGGGTTTATGAAGCAAGCTAAAGAGTTTGCTCATAGCTGTCGACTTGCCTGGACCATCAAATCTGATGATCCTAGGACAATCCGCCACTCCAGGTCCTTTTGGCCTGGATGGCTGAAGTGTCGTCACAGCATCGACCATAAGGGATACCAAAGATCCCTTCTCCAGAAATCTTTCCTTGCTCGAGCATTACCTATGCCCGGTAAGGATTCCATTCTTGGTGCGATCGCGCCAATGATCGAGAGAGTAACATCAACAATTGATGTCTCTCCGCTCAAGACGCGCGTGATCGATAAGATTATCCGGGGAAAAAGGCCCAAGTTATTAACTAGGGTCCCTTTGCAATCACCGGGCTCCTGCTTTCAGAAGTCTCGTCTCAACGGTGGGCGTCGTAAATACTACGCACAACGACTCCAAAATTATTTGGAGGAGAAGAGTAAAACTGATATCGTGTATGATGATCACGATTCCTTTGCCAAACGTTGGGAAAATCCCAGCGGTGTAAAGGAAAGCAGGAGGATTCTGTTCCTCAGAGAGCATATATGGGATTCTCATGACTATATCATGGATTCCACACCTGTGCCTCTGGCGGAGAGAGGATGGAAGGTTCGAGTGGTATCCCGGTCCTGTGCACTTAGAGTAGCACATTCGGAAGGATATCGCGAAGGTCTTCGCTCGATACTTATGCATCGGCGAGCCTATCGCCTGCCCCAATTGGGTCAGACCGACTTTCTACCTCTTGGTGGAAGGAATCGTTCCAAGTTGTTCGTGTTTTCTGCAGATCTTTCTGCAGCAACCGACTTAATTAGTCGTGAACTCTTGGAGTCCTTGTCCGCATACCTCGGTATCGATCCTGCACTTGTGTGCGGTGGTCGGATACAAACCGGAAAGTCCGATTTCGTCAATATGACGCGAGGAACGTTGATGGGCATCCCGTTGAGTTTTCCATTCTTAAACTTGGTACATTTGTACGTTTGTGAAAGTATTGGTGCTCACCGGGACACATATTATATATGTGGAGACGATCTTATCGCTCTCTGGTCCATCGCCTTGATCAGGAAATACAAGAATGCTCTGTTAAAATTAACGGGCATGCTTTTAAATGATTCTAAATCATTTATCTCTAAAACTAGAGGTATTTTCTGTGAAAAGGCCTTCCATTTAGCAAAGGATGGTTTGCGCGTTAACAGACAATTTTTGTCTGTTAAGGCACTCACACCTTTAGGTCGATCGGTATCGCCTAAAGGGCCTGAAAGGCATCCAGAGCTACCATGGGAGTTTGCACCTCTTTTATACCTGTCTACTCATTATAGTAGACTGGGGCATTCAAGAGTCCATTTCGCACAAAGCATGATCCTTAGGGATTATGTTAAACGAATTGGATACCTAGCAAGGAAGAATCGCATATCTGCGTTCTTGCCTTTGCACTTAGGTGGTGCAGGTCTTTTCCCGCCCAAGGGCAATTCAGTACTTACTCAAAATGAGGAAGCCTGGATTAGAGCCTTGGAATCCGGGGACGCTAATGCGTCAGCCCGGTTGCGGATGGTCCGACGTGGGACCACGAAGTCATATTCTTTTGATGCTCGTGGCTTCCGTCGGACGGCCCAAGTTACTAAACACATTGTTTATAGTAACAAGGGCCCTGGGTTAGCTCCCAAGATACTCGGTCTAATTGGCCGGTATCGTGCATTCAACGACGATCTTTCGGCCGCTGAAGGCAGGGACATTCCCGAGGATATCTCCCCCCGATTATACTTCAAGGCACTTGGTACCTTTGAGTATAAGGGAGATCGCCCTCCTCAAGTGTTTCGACAATATGCAAAATGCTATTGTCTAAACCTTGTAGAGGACACCTCAAAATTTGGTGTTGCTGATATGCTTAAGCTTATCAAACGCACCTTGCCTGATCCGGTTCTGGTTGAGGTCTTGCTTAATGAGCAAGATGACTTCGCCTTACCGTATCAGGAGGATGGGGTCTTTTAAAGATCCCGT